TGTTCTAGCAAAAGATTCTAACATATTAATTAATTTTTCTTCCCATAATTCCATTTTCTTTCCAGTACAAATTAAACCTTGTAATTCTTTAAAATTTGGATTTTCAAATACTCTAGTTGTAGCTAATCCAAATACTTTGTTTTCAACGCCATCTTCAGATCCAAATATTAAAAACAATTGATTGTCTCCAGATAATAATAATTTTTTAATATCATTTGGCTCTGCATATCTACCACTGTAATTTAAAGCTTCATAAATCATAAAATGTACCAAAGGCCATATCTCTTCTATTTGAGAAGGTTGTATAGATATTACCTCTACTCCTTTTTTAATTTTCTTTTGTGTCTGCATTAACTAAATCGTAAACTCTTTTTAATTTTTTTTGTTGATCATAAAAAAAACTTGCTCCAGCTTTTCTCATGCTCTTATAATCTTTTGGGTTACCACCAGATAAAATACCAGCACCAAGCACTGCATCAGCTCTAGATACAAACTCACCGTCAGCTAATTGTGCTAACATAGTGTCTTCATCTTTATCTCCGTTACCAGATCCATCTTCTACATATCCTTCTGCTCTTACATAATTATTCATATCGTTTTCATCATGATCAGATTTAGATGGTAGGTAGTTTACACCACCTTTATTAAATTTTGGTAAAGCTGTAGCTAGGCCACCTTCGTTTGCGTAAAACATATTTGAACCAAACGTGTCGGCTCTTGATGGTCTTATATTTGTTGGAGTTTCAAAAGCACCATCTAATTTTGCTGATTGTTCTTCGTATGCTTTTTTATAATCTTCTTCTGTAAATGCTGGTTTAAAATCTTCTACATCATCACCACCTAATAATGGTAAGACAGATGCTGCAGTAAATGCAGTTGCTAATTTATTATTTTTAGCTTTTTCCATTAATGCTTTTATACCTGTTGGTTCTGCTGCTACACCTTTTTTAGCTGCACCCATAGCACCTTCATTAAAAGCAACTTGTTGTAAAGCAGGTTCTCTAAATTGTGCACCAGCTACTTGTGCATTAGTTAATTGTGGTAATGAAGCCGCTTGTTGAGCTGCAGCTGTTTGTCCAAAACCTAATGACGAAAAAGCTGAACCTTGGCCTATACCCATGTTTGCACCAAACGCAGTTTGGCCTAAAGCATAAGAACCACCGCCAACAATGGCTGCATCTCTTAATGCTCTTTTTGTAGATTTACCTCTAAGTTTTTGTACGCCAAATGTGGCTAATGCTATTGTAAATGGATCCATAGTCTATTTTCCTAATAATAGCATATAGTATCATTTTACTTGTTAGGTTTCAACTCATCAACAAAACGTCCTTCATATTGATGTTCTCCAATATGTATGATTGGGTCATTAATATAGGCATGACATATACCCCCAATATCTTTCCAAAGTTTACAGAATGAAAAATCTTCACCTAAATAAGTTTTTGTTTCTGGGTCGTGAAGCGTATCAAAAAAATTCCACATATGGGGTCTATCTACATATTGACCATTTATAACAGTTTTTTGTACAATACTTTTGTCTGGATATGCTTTAATCATCTTATCAAATACAGATCTTTTAATCATCATACATCCAGTAGGACTATGAGTCACTTCAATAACCCCATCTGTAATTTTAATACTGTTGTCATCATCTACTCTCATTGGGTATGTATTAAATGAACTTTTTAAATCATTTACAGTTTTTATATCTCCACTTTTTATTCTATCCATAGTCTTGTCCCACATAATTGTTTTTAATGGATAGGGTATAGATATTACATCCTTATCTTTTTCAATCATTTTAAAGATAGATTCTGCACTAAAATAAATATCAGAATCTATAAAAAGTAAGTGTGTATAATTTGATTCTAAAAAACCAGCAACACATAGGTTTCTACCTTGAGTTACTAAAGATGATTTTACTAAAGAAAAATTAACCTTAACTTTTTTCTTAAAACATAGTTTTTGAAACTCTAGTAATGCTTGAGCATAGTGAATTGAACATTCACTATGAACTGGAGTTGCTAGAAATATAGATATTGGAGATTGTTCTTCTTGACTAGTTTTAGGTTTCCACATTGGTAAAACTGCTTTTTCTCCTGACTCTGAATTAACTTTAATTTCTTTAAGAGTTTGGTATGTATCTTTATTTACTGTTTCTTTCACTCAAAGCTCCTTTTAAAAAGTTTGTCCATTCTATTCCTTTTTTATTCCAACTATAAAATCTTTTATAAAACTTTTGTTGTTCTTCTAGGTGGTCTTGTATAAAATCTTCATGCAAGTATTCTGCTGCAGTGTTGATAGCATTTCCCGTAGCTATTGCCATACTTTCATAATCAGTTGTATAATTTACATATACTGGCCACTCTGCACAAGTTTCGTATAAAGCTCCAAAATTATTTGTAATTACATGAACTCCAGAAGCCAAAGCCTCAAGAGCCGATGCACAAGATGTCTCTTCAAAAATACTTGGATAAACAAACATATCATAGTTAGGCATTTGTTCTAAAATATATTCGTTAGGTTTATAACCTATGTAATTTACATTAGATAATTTTTCTGCTTGTTCATATAAAGGTTTAAATTGTTCATCGTGAAATTTTGCAAATTCATCTCCATAGACTTGTGAAGAGCTATATACATCTAATATAATATTAGGGTTTTTTATTTCTTGCATAGCACGAAGAACAACATTTAATCCTCTCCATGGTGTGCAATGATGAATAAGTTTTATAGGGTCTCCTTTTTTATAAACTTTTCTCTTTGGAAACTTATCAATACCATTTTTAATTACTACAGATTTTTCTGGTGGAATGTTGTGAAAGTATCTAAACTTTTCATAATTCCAATGACTATTAAAAACATACCAATCATATTCTTTATGTCTTTTTCTATCGCTAAAAAAAGGTTGTAGATTTGGTTGATCCCAAGAATTTTTTTGCCAAAGAATATTTAATTTGTTAGGGTCTAATGGCACTTTACCAGGAATAGACGTACATATTTGTACTTGATCTAAAATTTCTTTTGAAACATGCTTATAAAGCATTTCCATTTGTAATTCGGTTGCACCTCTTGGAAGCATTATTTTTTTGTTGCAGCACCCATTGAAACTTTTGTAACTTTTACCTCAAGGTCTTGTCTAAAGTCTTCTTGAGTTGTATCAGTATTTGGATCTGCTACATCTGCATCAAAATCTGCTTTTGTTGCATAAATTTTTCCAGATCTTTTATGTTTAATTATTTCTTTTGCTTCGGCTGGTATTTTTACTAAATCATCACTCATAAGTTATTTTATACAGATTTTGTTTGATAATGCAATACTAAATTAAAAGATAAAGATATTCTAGGTTTGTCAGTCATACTTGCTTCCACTCCATGTGTAATGTTAGATGGAAAAATTACTAATTGATTTGTATTATTTTTTAAGGACATATAGTTTTGAAACTCCTCACCTTCAAAGCAACTGTGTAAATTTGTAAATTGCTTAGTAAAATCTTCAAAAAAAATATTACCAGAATTTTCTGGTACATCTAAATAATAGACACCAGATAAATTAGCACCGGGATGAGTATGGGATTTGTTATAACTATACTTATAATTTTCATTAATCCAAAAATTATTTAATTCTAGATCAAGTTTTATATTTGATTTTACTTTATATTCTTTTTTAATTAAAATTGCAGACCATTCTAAAATTTGTTTTGCTATTATTTTATCATCTAAATTTTTAGTTTGAAAACCATTTACATTAGATTTATTTGCAAAATTATTATTTGCCTTACATATATTAAGTATATCTTTTATACGAATAGATGTGTCTTCATCATAAAAATTATCATAAATTATAGAATCTTGCCACAAGATTTTTTTCACTAACGCCCCTGACCTTTGTAACGTGTTTGTTTTCTTTGACGTTTCTCATGCTTGTTAAGTCTTTTTTTATGTTGACCAGGACCTCTTTTTTTTGGTTTATCTCTTGGAATAAAATGTGTAAATTTTTGACGAGCCATTAGTTTTTATCTTTGTACCACGCCAATATAACATAACGATATCCTTCTTCAAGTATATCAACCTTATGTTTTTTAGTAGAAGAAAATAAACATATTTTACCAGTCTTTGGTTTTATTTTATATTTTTCTACAGTTGTTTCTCCACCTTTGTAATTATCATTTAGATAAGTTATTGTAGTGTAATCATAATAAATAGTATCATCATGCCAATCATGTGATTCTCCGACTGGCCAAAAAATTAATTCTATATTTTTTAAATATTGATTTGGTCTAATTAGTTTATATTTATTAACAACATTTTGAACTGTTGCGTCATTATGATTTAAATCTAATAAATGAAGACAATGTCTTTTATTAAAAGTTTTTGAAAGACTTGAATTCTCTTTATAAAAATTTACTAAATACTTACAAATGTTTGGGTGTAAAAAATTTTCTATTTCCGTCATTTTTTGCCAATAGCACCAACTATTATTTTTTTATCTTTATATGATGGTTTACTATAATGCATTAAGTTAGATGAGAAAAGGATTAATTTACCTTTAGCTGGTATTGCTTCTTTTGAAATACTATTAAAAACAGTACTTCCATCCGAATCATTTAAATATAAAATAAATGAAAACTTCTCTGTTCTTCTATGATTATGGGCTCTTTGAAAACCCCCTTTAAAATATGAAATATAATGAAGATGAAATATATCTTTATAAAGATTATTTATAGGAACAATTTCTTTTAGAATGTCTTCTGAAAAAATATCTAATATATTATGTGTTTGAAAACCATTATGAGTAGAATGTTCATTAGTTTCAACTCTACCTTTAATTGGATATTTGTTTATAACATCATTTACTTTATCAATTATATTATTATAAATTTTTGTTTCGTAGTATAGCTCTTTAGCCATTCTCTTGAGATCTGTCTATTTGTGCATAACTTATAGCACCTTGAATTTTGTTACTTCCAGTAGCTGCTTGAATTGTGATTGCATCTCCTGCTTCTAAATTTATTCCTTGTGGTGCAGCATTTACTTGAGATTTTGCAGCAACGTCATCTCTAAAAAATTCGTACTCAGCACTTGAATCAGATGAGTCTACTAAATTCATATTAACTAGAATAGCTGATGAACCATCATTGTTAGAACAATAAATACTTTTAATAATTATTGTTGCATTAGAAGGACATGTAAGAGCTGTTGTCTTGCTTGTGTCTGATTGTTTATATCCTTGATTTTTATATCTTATAGTCATGATAAAAAGTAATTAAATGCATCTTGTTCATTTTTTAATTCTTGTTGATAAGAAGTGTTTAACTTATCTTTTAATGTTTGTAAAGATTGAGCAACTTGTCTTTGATTATCTTCAGTATAAACTGGTGTAGGTTCTGGTATAACTATATCTACTCTTGCCATTATCTCATTCCATCTGGTTGAACATCTACTCTAAAAGTACCATATCTCCAATTCTGGTCTGTTGATGTGTTTGCAATTTTTACACTAGCAAATCTAGATCTAGCTCTTGTATCTACTTTTTCTGTAGAACTAGTAATTGTAAAAGGTCCGAGAGGCGAGGAGGTTGCAGTATCACTTGGGTATCTTCTTAAGTTAATTGTAATTTGACAATCACCAGTCAACAACTTAAAGTCTGGAACAAATCTTCTCATACTCATAAACATTTGACCATCACCTCCTTGAGATAAGTCAAAGTCTCCTGATTGTATAAATGCTTCAATTGCAGTCTTAGCACCTTGAAATGATACTTGGTTATTACCAATTTCATGGGCATAGTATCTAGTTGAACCATTAATATTTGTAACACCTTGTACTACTGGAAAACTTGGATTGAAATCTTTGTTAAATTCAGTTGCATAAGGAAAATCATATAAAGTAGAGTCATGCCAAGTAGTTCTTGCAAGAGAACCCGTAGTCCAAGTATTTTCTGTATAGTTATAGGTAACAACTCTATCAATATTTTCAGAACCATCTTTTGCATAAAACCAATTTATTTCTTCGTATAAATGGTTTAGACCTGCATAAACAAGTTCACCAGAATTATAATTAATTCCTAAATTATTTCCTTTTGTGGTAAATACAAAATCTTCAACTAAACATGGTACTGATTTAACTGTACCATCATATACAAAAAATCCTCCTGCTTGACCCATCCACCAAACTGCTCCATTTACATATTTAATAGAATGTTGACCAATAGCTCCACAATTAGATCCTACTTGCCTTATTGAAAAAGTAAAAGGTGGGCCAACAAACTGCATTACATAAGCAGAAGTGTCCGTTAATATTAAAATATAATCTTTTGCTTTAGCTGCTCCTACTATTTTTACACCAGAGTCTAATCTAAAAGTACCAGCTGTATTAGTAGAAGTAGGTGCATATTCTGAAATATTTTCTTGATCTGAAAATCTTATAAACATTGGGTCATAAGTATTTAATGTTCCAATAGTTGTTTCAGTTCCAAGAATAATTAAATGTCTGTCTCTTTCTGAAACAATAGACATTATTGATTTTGTAGGTGCATTACTTACAACAGTTGCTCTTGTTGATAAACCATTTGGATCTGAGTGAATAGGATCCCATTCAAAAGTTTTACCATTTTTAACTGTTGCTATTAATTTTTCTCCAAAATGATCTAATGACCATGAAGCTGGATCAAGAATAACTGATGAAGATAACGAAGCTTCTCCCCAACCAGTATAGTATTCTACTGAGGATCCGTTTGAGTGTGCAGATCTTGTACCCGCGGTAGCTCTTGTAATACCTGTTAAATCGTTTGATGAGATTCCAGTGTAAGAAATAAATTCAGCTCCAACCTTTATAGTTCCAGATGTAGGAAAACCAGTCACCGAAGTTAAGGTTATTGATGTTCCAGATCCTCCAGTCCCAGCAGTGTCATCCTGTAAGGCTCCATTCAATGTTGATATAACACCAGAAGCTCCACCCCATGAGGCTGTACCCCATCCATATCCAGCACTTTGATTTAAAGGACCAATAGTAATATAAGGATTTACTGTAGCTGCACCACTATTAATTACAGAAGTTCCAGCATTTGCCGCCATCGTAATTGTAAAAGTATCTTGAGTAGGAGCTGTGACTACTTGAAAAGTATTAGTGGTAAAGTCTGCTGCTACATATCCTGCTCCACTAGGAGGAGTTACTGAAGTAAATGTAAATAAATCTCCAGCTACTAAATTGTGTGAAATTAAATTTACCGTAACTGTTGCATCATTATTTACAGTAGTAAATGTTGCTCCAGTTTTTGCACTATCAAGTGGTGTGATGTCATAGAAAGCACCTTCATAATATATAACTAATACTTTATTAGTTCCAATAGCCGCATATCTTCTTCCATCTAAATCTGCCCAAACCAATTGTTCTCTAGCTGCACCTATTAATTCATCGGCTAATATCTCTTGCCATCCACCTATTTTTTCTGGAAGGCCATATCTAAATCTAACATTATCACCGTCAGTCCATTGACCTTCAGCTCCTGTTTCAGTAACCTGTTTATTAAATCCTGGTCTTATTTGTACGTTTGTTAAAGGCATATGGAATTATAACATTTTTAGACCTTTAATTGAAGATCACTAGATTATTTAATATTCAGAGTCAGGTCTATTTCCTGTTTTTGGTTTAGTAATAATTTTTCTAGTTTCTTCATCTAGATTTACAGTAATATCTGTTACTAACTTAATTAAAACATTTGAAAAATGTCTTATAAATTGAGGTTCACAAATTAATTTACCATGCTTATTAATTGCCTGTATTTCTTTTTTATCAAATGTCCACTCTGAATAACCACTTTTTGGGTCCATTATTATTTTCATTATTCTCCTTTATTTTTAGCCATTCCCCAATGTTCTCTTTTATCTTTTACAAAAGATGCATGAGGACCATCTTTATCAACATAGTGTAAAAAAACTTGAGCACACCAATCTCCTTTAAACTCTTCTCTCCAATGTGTTAACTCCATTCCCAAGTAAATAGCTGCATCTCCACTTTCTAAATGTAATGGCTTACCATCCATAAAAATAGGCCAAGTAGTTCCATCAGAAGCAATATTAACTGTAGTGCTTATTTCACAAGAAGGTCTATCTTTGTGTTTAGGTAAATCAGAAAATTTTGTGTACATTCTCCAAAAAGAATAAGTAGGTAATAAATTTATACCAGTTTCTTTTTCCATTAATGTTTTCTTTTGAAGAAGTAAAGATTCCATTATAGGATCTGCGTAAGTAGCAAAATCTGCAACATTATTACTTTGTGCATCATCAAACTCAGAAGTGTTATGTCTATGTCTTAATATAGCATAATCTTTTAATAAACCTATTTCTTCCTTAGTCAGAAAATTTTTTACTATCTTATATTTAAAATCTTGTTTTATTTTCATATTATAAACACCAAGCTACCATAGCATATCTTGTACCCCCTTTGACCACATTAGCCTTATGGGGATATAAAAAATTTGAAGGAAACATAATTGTTCTACCTTTTTTAGGTTCTACCTTTTGTGAATGTTTTTCATCTGGAGAAAACATTTCAAAATAACCATCTTGGTAATCATCATTAATAAATGTTACAATACTTAATGTTCTAGGTATAGCGTTAAAATGATCAACATGAGGTTTATAAAATCCACCTTCTTCATATTTTAAAAGCTGTATATCTTGAACTGGATTTATAGCTAGGTGGGGTACAATAGGTAAATAATGATTTACAATTGCATTATTTAATTTGTTAGCAAAATAATTTGACCAATGTACTAAAGTTAAATTTTTTTGATATTTACTTAATGGAAGTACTAAAGTATTTCTAATTTCTTTATTAACTATTCCTTCTCCTCCGCCCACAAGTGAATCTTCAAAATCAACTTCTTTACATACTCTATAAAATGTATCTAACATTTTTTCAGAAAAGATTTCATCTACTACTTTTACATACTGGCCTAATTCATAAGACTTTACTTGCATGATTTTTTATTCCAAAAATCTAGTTTATATGTATGAAGCATTCTTAAAGGATACAAAAAATTATTAAGCATATTTTTTTTTTCATCCATAGTCGATAATTTCATTTTCCAATTATTTCTTTTAAAAGGTATTACTTGTGCATAAGGCGTACCCTTTTTAAGTGTTGTTTCAAGATTAGGATATTTATCACCATTTAATACTATAGGAAAATTTATTTCTTTATGAAAAGTATCTGTATCTACAATAGCAGGTAAAATAGTAAATCTATCGTCTTCATTATTCAATGGAGGAACAAATAAACAAGAATAACCGGGTGGTGTTTTTATTATCCAAGGATTAGAAATTTTATAAAATGGTAAATTTTTATTTTTTTCAACATGTGGAGAACCTTCTAATTGTCCTATAGGATGGTTAGATAGATGAGTTCCATCATTAATATTTATACCTTCATGTGCCATATTTTTTTCAATAGGACACCCATAAAAAGAATCTTTAAATTCTTTTCCATTTTTGTCTTTGTTAGTAACATTGTGATGAATAGAAATATCAACTGGTATTGATAAGGAATAACCAAAAGTCAAACTGTCTAATACAGGAATACATCCCTTAATTGTTCTATTGTTTACAGAATGCTCTAGTTTTTTATACCAGTCTGGTATGTTTAATTTAATAGGTTTTGGATAATCTTGTTTTAAATTAAAATATGATTTAGGTGCAATAAACTCAATTTGTTTTTCTAACATAAATTAGTATTACTACTAATTATTTTAAAAATCAAGTTTTACTAGCCAATCTCGTGTATATGTACAAAATCAATAGAATTATCTGAACAATGTTTTTCCCAATTTATAGGATAAGTAAGAGAACTTTTATCAACTGTTGGAAGATAATCTACATATGCTTTTAATCTCACACCAAATTGTTTTGAACTATTACCTTTTAAATAATCATTTGCTCTAGTAGTAAATTGATCAAATTTATTTTGTAAACCAGCTTCATCTGGCATTGTTAATTCTGATTCAAGATCTGTGAAAGTTGCAGCCGACCCATCAATAGTTACCTCTTTTTGATTTGTAACATAACTATTAAAATCACTATCTGAAATATCAATTTCAGTTTTTAAGTGTGAAGCAATATTTGCATCTGCAGCGTCTGCATCAGATTTTGATATTACCAAAAAATTTCCGTTATCTAATAATATTTTTGCCATGTTATGCTCCTAAATCTTCGTAAACTATTAATGCACCTGGTTGTCCTGTGCCGCCTGGAAAATTAGGGTTTGTTGTTTGTGCACCACCACCAGGTCCACTCCCACCTACGCTGGGTATACCACCAGCTATGCTGGCAGATCTCCAGTATTCTCCAAAATTACCTGGGCCATAATCTACAACTAAATGATTTCCAGTTGAAGCCGATGTATTACCTGCATTCCCTGGAGGTCCACCGGGAGGGGTTACTGCTTGTCCACCATTTCCTTGTCCACCTGTTGCATTATTTCCAAAAGTAGTACTTCCAGCAGCACCACCTACAGCAAAAGCTGATGTAGAAGGTTGTGATATTGGAATTAAGAATGCTCCTCCGCCGCCTGCTCCACCATTTCCACCAGTTCCTGATGAGTTATAAGCCCCTCGACCACCGGGACCACCCCCACCTAAACAGTAAGCTAAAATTTTTGTAGCGTTTGGTTGTGCTACGTGGTTTCCACTATTAGGACCTCTTTCTCCTCTAGTCTGAATCATATTTGCTCCACCAGCTGCACCCGTTGAGGCAGCAGTTAATCTTCCTTGAGCATCAACTGTAATTGATGCAAGTGTATAAGATCCTGCACTTACTGCAGTATCTGCTAGTTTAGCAGCAGTTACATTGTCGTCTAAAATTTTGGCTGTCGTTACTGCGTCATCGGCAATTTTAGCCGTAGTTACATTCGCATCTAAAATTCCTGCGGTTACGACTGCGTTGTTTGAAATTTGTGCGGCTCTTACAGCATCATCAGCTATTTTTGCGTTAGTCACTGCATCATCAGCAATTTGTGCAGTTCCTATAGTTCCACCTAATGTGTCTAATGCTATCTCATTTAAATTTGTTCCGTCAGAATAAGCTGCAACTATTTTTGCTTCAGCAGGAGTAAATCCTGTTCCACTTACAGTTTTAATTGTAAGATTAGTTATTCCACCAACTGCGGATAAATCAAAAATATAAAATTTCTCAATTGAATTTGGAATTGTTACTACTGATGCACCTGTTAAGGTTCCAGTAAATTTAATTACCATATTTCTTGCATTTGATAATGCACCATCAGACATCGCAAGAGCTACAGTTCCACCATTTGTTAATGCAACTGCTTCATAACCAGCTATTGCTTGTTGAACTAATTTTAAATTTTCATTTGTATTATCACCCCATGTACCAGCGTTTTCGCCAGTTACCATAAGCTCTAATTTTAAATCTGTTGAATAACTTGAAGCCATAATTTTGTTCTCCTAAATAATAATAATTTTACCTTACTTATGCTGCTAGATCAACCTCTGACCAAACATTATTTACTCCTGGATCTACTTCAGACCATGCTGTTATATTAGTACTACCAGCTGAGCTTGTCAATTCTATACCACTAACAGTCACATTTGCAATACCAGTGACAGTTGCTTGACCTATTAATGACAATAATTGTTGTCCAGCAACACCTTGATTTTGACCTGGAATATCCTCTGTTTGTCCAAGACTCATTGTAGCTTGAATTCCAGTCGGTTGTTCAACTGTTGTTTGTACAAGAGCCGTTGTGCCTAAACTCATTGTAGCTTGAATTCCAGTTACATCTACTGGAGTTTTTAATCCACCAACTGTGGCTCCTATTGACATAGTTGCTTGTATTCCAGTTAGTTGAATATTTGTATTTCCAACAACAGAAGCGATTGATCCAACTTCTGAATCTAATTGATCTTCAGAAGCAAGTACAGTTATACCAACATCACTTATAATAGAGAATGATGGATTTGCGTAAGTCATTGTTAATGCTGGTGCACTAACAGAAACTTCTACATCAGTGAAGGCGTTTGCAGCTGGGAAATTAATTGTAGAAGTTAAAGCACTCATTTGTGCTAACGCAGAATAATTTACACCCCAACCTAAATTACCCCAAGTATCTCTGCCCCAACCTGATCCAATTAAAAAAGTAGGATCAATAGTAACTGATCCCGCAGTAGTTGTTGCTTGTGATCCAGTAACATTGGCTCCAATACCAATTGTTTCTTCTCCCATAGCAGAAGTAAGTTCTAAACCAGTTAAAGTTAAATCTACAGAGGTACCACCAACGGAAGTTGGCGTTGCAAAAGCTAATTGTATTCCAGTAACATCTACTGAACCTTCAGCAACAATTGATTCTGATACAGAACCAATTGAAGAAGTTAATTGTTGTCCAGCTAATATAGGATTAGTTCCAGAAAGGTCTCCCCATTCATTTTCACCCCATGTATCTCCACCCCAACCAACTTGAATGTCAGCATCGATTGTAATGTTTCCAATACTAAAAGTTGCAAGTGATCCAGTTGCAGTTAAACCAACATCTCCTTGAGCTGCCCAACTTCCTTGTCCCCATTCTAATGCACCCCAAGTATCTGAAGTAATATTAGCTTGGCCACCCATACCAGCGTGATTAGAACAATAATAATATATTGAAGACGGTGCTGTATTTGCTACAACAATTTGTGTAAAAGCTCCTGATTGTCCTGGAGTCCCACTTGTAGTAACTCCATCTGTATATGGAGTTGAGTTTCCAGAATCTGATGAAAATACTAAGGGATGAGTATTGTTAGATGCATCAGATTGATCAAATTTATAAGTAGCCCCTTTTGCTAATGAGATAGTAGGGGTAAGTACACTATCTAAATAATATTTGTTGCCCGATCCAGGATTAGAAACTGTAACAGTAAATGTTTTTGTTGTCACTAGATCGGGCTCCCATAATTATTATGCTATTCTTAATATCGCAGCAGATGTTGTAAATGCTGGGAATTGAATAGTAAATGTTCCAGATGTTGCAGTTTTATCAGAACCAAAATCTAATACAGCAACTGCGTCAGTAGTACTTGAACCACCGTCTGTAGTTGTATTGTAAATTAATGCTCCTCTTGCAGTAAGAGTTACACCAGTAAATGATAAGTCAGCAAAATCAGTTATTGCAACTGAAGATGAAACTTTAACTCCTTGATTTACAAGAGCTTTACCACCAGCTGAATATCCAGATGGTGAAGAAACTTCTTGAGCCGTAGAATAGTTTTCTGTTGATTTTCCTAAAGTTGCTGAACTTGTATACATCGCTAATTTATATGTATCAGATGATGTATCAAAATCGTGTTTTCCTTGAAGTAATTCTTTTTTAAAAGAATTACAGATTGCGTTTGTTGTTATAGCCATAATTGTTCTCCTTTATAAATTTATGGAGATGGTGATTCAATTTTTATTCTTGGAACACCATCATCAAATTCTGCACGTCTTCTTCTGCCCATTTGTTGTAGAGCAAAATTTTGTACTTCTTCAGTATACTTTGTTTGATAGAGGTTGTATAGATTGTCTGGTCCTTTTAAGAATCTAAAAGCCTCAGACAACACTCCATGTAATAACATCGACTCTTGATAAGTAGATAAAAAAGTATTGTTTGTTGAAGTAAACTGTGGTGGATCAATTATATAATTGATTTGAACAGTATATGCAGAATCTGGTGTAGGTGCTACTAAAGCTGTGAAATCATCCCAATTTGCCCAATATTTCGGAGTGCCTGTTGCTCCAGAATTATTATATTCGGATATAAAACTAGTATCTCTTTTTTCACAAAAAGTTCTATCATTACTACTATCGATAACTTGAATAGATCTTATGATCATACAATCAGCAGGTAAACTTAAATATCTATTTGAAGCAGTAAAAGATGACGTAGAATATTTTCTTAGATCATCATAATCAACTTTGCCAGCAACATCTAATTCTACAGATCTAATAAAATCTTGTATAATAGCATCTGTTAAAACATTACTATCTACTTCAGTATAATTTCTTACTTGAGTTAAAAAATTTGAATAAGTTGTAGCCATTATGTAATACTCACCGTTGTGTTTCCAATTAACGAATCTAATTGTCTTCTTCTATTTTGTAAAGATGGATCAGCAGGTATCATAGCACTTGTGCCTTGATTAATAAATGCAAAATCACCTGGTAAAGTTAAATTAGCAACTCCAACAAAAATTCCTCCAGAATCTGCAATTGTATTATCATTTGGAGCTTGTGGATTAATAGTTGATATATCAGTAGGTTGTTGAAACTTCATAGTTCTTGGATTCTGTAAAGCTATAGCATCAGCTTTGTGATATGGTGGATCAAGTTGTGGGTGTTTTGGTTCAAACTCAGATATATGTACTAAAGAACCGTTCCATTCTTTTACCATTTCTCTATAAGGAAATGCTTGACCTGATCTATCTGATATTGCTTTTGATCTTTTTCCACTTGCAAAACTCATTATACACCATCTCCAAAATAAGTTTGAGGAGAAATATAAACAGAAGTTCTTGAACCATCTTCATTTAATGCTCTTAATAACTCATCCTCATATAATTGTTTTAATAATTGTATTCTATCTGGTGCTCTTTTTTGTGATAAATAATATGCAAGACCAGAACACATACATGGTAGAAATCTAAAAGGAACATCTGCATTATTAGTAAAAGCTCCAGCATCTTCAATTCTATCAATTGAATAATATTTTAAAGTTGTATAAGTAGAAGCATCTGGTGCAAGATAAACACTTATAGTTGGTTGTGTTTGTCTGTTAACATAATATTGTGAAGGTTGACCAGTTGCTAATTTATTTGGTAACGCAGAGTAAGCAGATCTATCTATTTTTGTTAATGCAATATCTTGAGTTGAAGATGTTCCTTGACCAGTAATATTTTGCACTGCTACCCCAGAGGCATGAGCAACTGCCGAAGAACCTAAAGCTCCTCTTGTAGCTCCAGTTAATGTGTTTGTAGATTTACCAGTGTATGTAATAAATTCTAAACCAATTTGAACTGTGCCACTTGAAGCAAACGCAGAACCGTCAGTTAAAACAATACTTGTAGCAGAATTTGTTAAAGCAGTACTTAGAGTTCCATTCACTGCACCAGTTGAAGATATATACGCTTCAAGAACATCATTTACTTGAGTTGGAACAGAATAAGTTGCAACTCCTGCTGTAAATATAATTTGATTTAGATTTACTTTCCAAAGGTGAACACCTCTGTTTCCCCATTCTGAAAATAAAAGATTTAAACTTCTTCTAGCACTTCTTATGTCATTTCCACTATTAGTTCGTAAGCCACATCTCTCGTAAGCTTCTTCAATAATATCATCGATTTGTAAATCGAATACTGTAGTTCCTGACGTTGCCATAATTCATTACATTATATCTTTATAATAGTCTAAAGTCTTTCCCGGTATTAATTGTTCGTCTTGTAAACCCATACCTGATGATCTTGCTGCACCCATCCCTTTAACTGCAGCTCCTCCAGCATCTTTTTTCATCATCTTAAAATCTTCACCAGATATTTTACCATCTTTATTTTTATCTAATTTTTTTTGATTGCCTTTTAACATAATAATTCTCCTTAAATTTCTATCATACCACCATAATATCTCTTGGTAAAGGTACTAACATTTGTTGGTTTACCACCAACTCCTTGTGCTTTACTTCTTTTTCTTACAACCGCAGAACGCTTTTGCGAGGATGTCATTTGGGCTGCTTTTGCAGCAGGAACGCATTTGGGGTACTTTCTTTTTGATCCACTTGCAGATTTTCTTCCACATTCTTTATACCCTCCTCCTTTTTTGGGTGATCCTATATCTACCCATTTTTCGTTAAACCACTTTTTAAGGCTCATTAGAATACGCCTTGGAATTTTTTTCCTTTGATGGCTGCTCCACCACCTCTGGCTTCTCCACCACCACTAAATTTTTTAGAAAAACTAAAACCTAAATTTTTAGCTTTTCCTTGTTTTGTTCCTGTAAGTGAAAATTCAGAAGAGTCTCCCTCTTCCATATTCCCTTTAGTTATACCAAGTGATATGGCACTATTAATATTTTCTTTACTTACTTTACTGAATGGTTTTTCTATCCCACCAGAAATCGATGTTTTACCTTTTCCTATACTTACAGTAGCTTTTGGAGAAGTTACATATTCATCATCAAAAATATTTACCCCACCACCTACTGTAGTTCCTTTGAGTGTTTTTTTTAAATAATCTGGTAAATTTTTTTTACTACCCATTAAAATACTCCTTCAAATTTTTTACCTCTGATAGCGGCTCCCGTTCCTCTAGCCTCTCCACCACACATAAGACCTTTAGCTTCAAGAGATTTTTGTTCTCTATAATTAGCTGCATCAATATCATCTCCATATTTTCTTGCATCGAAAGGATTATCAAATGTTTTTTCTTTTTTCTTATATTTCTTTAAAACATCTTTTGCTTTTTTAGCCATCGATCATTCCTTTGTAATAATTTGTTAAACTTTTATTTGATACCTTATGACCAGCTAAATCGCCTCTCATATAGCTACCATCATAAGATTGTAATTTTTGTGCAAATTGTCCATCAGAAGCTTTTACAACTGATTGTAAAGTTTTAGCTTGAGCTGCATGTGTTTTAGATGCTTTTTTTAAACCACCTATAACTTTTTTAATTTTAGCCTCACCACCAACAACCTTACCAGCTGGCTTAGGTCCTTTGAAATCTTTTCTTTTTACACCACTTGGGTCTTTAATTTTACCAGCACATATCTTACTAGCATAAGCATTAGCATATGCTGAAGGATATACTCGAAATTTTCTTTTAGCGGCCGCTTTGCC